AGCGGCGGCGCATCGGTAGGGGTTCACGGTAATGCAACCAATCTGGGACGGAAACTACTGTCTCAGGTCTGGTCTGTGACCCCTACTTGCGCTAGCTACGCCTTTGAGGCTCTCTGGCATAATAGTCAGGTGAGTGGCATCTTCCTTCGTGAGAAGGGCGGTATCAAGTGCATCGATAGACAGCAATTCCTGTCGGTGTTCTCCTCTCAGATCAAGTATGTTCAGAACAACATGATTAGTTTTGTGCCCAAAACCGCGAAAACCCACAGGGCCATCGCGGTCGAGCCGCTACTCAATGGTTATGTTCAGAAGGGCATCGATTCTTATCTTCGGGAGCGCTTAAAAGCCTCCCACTTTAAGATCGATTTGTCCGACCAAACTAAGAACCAAAGGTGGGCGAGATGGGGTTCCTTAGAAATGAGGGACCCCTTGGTAACCTTAGACCTTTCTGCTGCGAGTGATTCTATCTCCAGCGGGCTGGTTAAACGGTTATTGCCGCCTGAGTGGTTCGTGTTGCTTAACGCGACACGTTCCCCAAGTTATGCTCTGAACGGCGTCGTGAGACGCTATGAAAAGTTCTGTAGCATGGGCAACGGCTTCTGCTTTCCTCTCGAGACTCTGATATTCGCTGCCATTGCGGCCGCGTCGTACAAGGTCATGAACCAACGCCCGCAGTTAGTTGTCTACGGGGACGATATCATCGTCAGGCAAAACATTGCCCTGTTGGTCACGGAGGTGTTGCAGGGGGTCGGCTTTAAGGTAAACCGTGATAAAAGCTTCTATCACGGCCCTTTCCGCGAATCTTGCGGAGCCGACTGGGTACGGGGACGGGGGGTGACTCCCGTGTACATAAGGAAACGACCGGACTCTCTTGAGAGCCTGGTCGCTATCCACAACTCGTTGGTCTCGAACGGCGGCACCATCTGTGAAGATGTTGCATCAGCCATTCGCGACCTTGTGCCAGTACAATACCGGTACGTTGAACTTCACCGCCCTTCTAAGGTACCTCGAAATACAGGTTTCCTAGTCGGGTTGGATGAGTTCATGACGAGTCCACATACTGAGTGGGTGCCCGAATACGGGAGTTGGCATTCGACCGAATTCAGGTCGACGCCGGTTCCAGACGTGTTCGAGCACCCTCTGCTAACTCAGGTGGAGTACTTGGCAGTTCTTCGAGGCGCGAGCTCCGAACAACCGCTATCCCTACGTCGTGAGACGAAAACGCGTGTGACCAAGTGGTCATACGGGTGTGCCTATCTACGACGGGCACGCCGTACGAGCTTGAACGCTTAATAAGCCTTCTCGCTACG